GTGTCAAAGACCCAGCAGAAGTGCAAAAGGGACTTGCGGCTTTCCTTGGCAACAATAGCTAAGGCAATCTTGCGTTTGTGAGTCGGAGGAAATATGCCTAATGCAAAAAGAAAAGTTTATACTATGCCCCGTCTGCGGCAACAAAACAAGGGTACAGATACGGGAGGATACAGAGCTAAAGAACTTCCCACTATTCTGCCCTAAATGCCACAAGCAGACCTTGATAAATGCAAAGCAACTGAATATCACAAAAGCAGAAGTGCCAGACGCTAAGACGCAGAGCCGATGAACTTGTGAGATACCTCACAGCTCGTCGGCTCTTTTGTTATCAATATATATTTGGCAGCACAGCCCACCAAATAAAAAAAACGGTGCTTTGGTGGGCTGCTCTGTCACGCCCAAACAAAATTAGTGCAGCCCTCCAAGCCCGTTTAAGGTTTGGAGGGATTTTTTATGTGTTGGTCTAATATGACCGCAACGCTGCTCATCAGAAGCAGCGGATACATATAGAGTGTCACGCAGGAACGAGGATAGTCTGTTAAAAAAATCCTCGCCTGCTCGTGGCACTCTTATGGTTTTCAAATAGAGATTTCATTTATATGCCATAGGTATAGTTATGCTTATTGCCGCAGAGGTCTTTATACCTTTGCGGCTTTTTGTTTGTCTTGCTTCTCTTTGATACAGGACAAGCCCGTATCTGGCGTTGGCTGCCGCAGTCCGCCTGCCAATCTGAGTTTTCAAAAAATTCAGATTGGAGGAAACAGTATGGCGTACAACAAAGCCAGAGAAGAAAAGAAATGGCGGCTCTGGAAAGAAGCCGAGGAAAAACAGCTACGGAGTTTAGGGGTCAGCGAAAGCGACATAGAAACGCTCCGTGTTCACGATTGGGCGATTTTTAGTTCCGACAGGCGTTACTATCAGCGTATGCAAGAAACAGGTACATACCTTGAAGAAGTCGCAACGGATATGACACAGCCCGAAATAAAAACGGTTGAGGACTTTCTGGATAACATCGAAAATCAGCAGCTCTATCAAGTGCTGATTAAGGTGGACAGGCTTACTCTGCGTATCGCTTTTATGAAGGTACAGGGATATTCTACCCGTGAAATTGCATCGTATCTGCGTATCACGGAGAAAGCCGTTTACAGGCGATTGGATAGGCTCAAAGAAAAAATCCAAAAAATTTTTGAGTAGAGGGGAAAATTGAGCGTTCCCACGGGCTACAGGGTGAGAGGACAAAACCTCTCGCCCTGTTTTCCTTTGTGTGGCGAAAACGGGATTGCTCTTTGAAAACCGAATACCCATTCGCCAAATACCTTCTCTTTGTGATTGTGATGAGCATAAGCGTGTCGAGAGGTACGCCATAACCTGCTGTAAAGCAGAGAGCGATAACTACCTACTCAAAATATCGGGCAGCTCCCGATTTCGCCATAACCCACAAAGAGGACAATGATACTCCCGTCCAGTCACAGTCCGAGCGTGATAAAACCGTCGCAGGCAATGAGGGCGGCTCTGTCAGAACGACAGTTGGGGTGAAACTCCCGTGGCGTCAGTTCGCTGCTGACCGTTTGGCGACTTCCCAATAGCATTTCGGGGTGTCGAGGACAAATTGAAATGCTTTCTCATAGCAGCCAGACGCAAGGCGGTCAAAAGAACAGAGATATTGTTTATGCTCTCCCGACCTTAAATACTTCCTTGTGTTTGGCTGCCTACATAGGCAGAAAACCTCTGCCTAAATCATATTGGGAGGTCAAACATAATGGAATTGACTATCAAGCGTGGCGACATTTATTATGCAGAGCTAAACCCCGTTATCGGCTCTGAACAGGGCGGCACAAGACCCGTACTTATCATTTCCAACGATATAGGCAACAAGCATAGCCCTACGGTCATTATCGCCCCTATCACAAGTCGGGTACACACAAAAGCAAAAATACCTACGCACACCTTAATTAAAGACTTCGACGGTCTGGATAAGAACTCAATTATATTGTTTGAACAAATCCGCACCATAGACAAGCAACGCCTGCGAGAGTACTTAGGAACTCTTGACAGGCGTTTTATTCATTGCGCAGACAAAGCCCTTGCCATCAGCATCGGGCTTGCAAAAAAGGATTAGCTCTCTCGTTATACGGTACAAGCGGTAGCTCATATACATTAGAAACGAGGGAGGTGTTGCGGCTGTTGCATAGAGAATTTGTTTATGTTGGCGACCCTGTTCCAGAATTAAACGAGCAGGAACACGCTGCGTTCCTTATGAATATCCATAAGTCGATACTCCTTTCTTTGGAGAAAAGAAAGCTGCTGACACATTCTCAGCGGGAACGCTGTTTGGTCGAGCTTGAAAAGCAATATAGTAGGGAGCAAAAAAGCAGACGCCGAGCATAACGCTTGGCGTTTTTACATAGCCGAGTAAAAAAACAAATTTGCACATTCGACACCGCACTCTCTTTTTTCTATAATTAAATACAGTAACAATGTTTACTGAGAAAGGAGCTTCGCTATGATAAATAGATATGAACGCCTAAACCAAGAGCTGAAGATGGTTGAAACGAAAAGAAAGGTAGCTGCATACTGCCGAGTTTCAACGGACAATGAAGACCAAGCCAATTCGTTTGAAAGCCAACAGCGGTATTTCAGACAGTATATTGAGCGCAATCCCGATTGGGAGCTTTATGAGATTTTTGCCGATGAGGGCATTTCTGGCACGAATACAAAGAAGCGTAAAGAGTTTAACCGTATGATAGCGTGTGCCAAGAACGGCGACTTTGATTTGATTATCACCAAGGAGATTTCCCGTTTTGCGAGAAACACCCTTGATAGTATATATTACACCCGTGAATTGAAAAAGCACGGCGTCGGTGTTATATTTATGAATGACAATATCAACACCTTAGACGGCGATGCAGAGCTTCGTCTGGCGATTATGTCCTCTATTGCACAGGAAGAAAGCCGCAAGACTTCCGAGCGTGTGAAGTGGGGACAAAAACGCCAGATGGAACAGGGCGTTGTGTTCGGTAGAAGTATGTTGGGCTACGATGTCGAGGGCGGCAAAATGACTATCAACGAGGAAGGTGCAAAGGTTGTACGCCTTATCTTTCATAAGTTCGTCAATGAGGGTAAAGGAACGCACGTCATCGCCCGTGAGCTTCGTGAGGAAGGTATCAGCCCTATGCGGGTCAAGGAATGGAGCAACACGGTCATTCTGCGAGTGATACGCAATGAGAAATACTGCGGCGATTTGGTGCAGAAAAAGACCTATACGCCAGATTTCTTATCTCACGAAAAGAAATACAACCGTGGTCAAGAGGAATTTGTTATCATTAAAGACCATCACGAGCCGATTATTTCCCGTGAACTGTTCGATGAAGCAAACCGTATTTTAGATGCAAAGTCGCTTTCGCAAGAGGGCAAGGCAAAGCACTCTAACCGTTATCCCTTCTCTGGCAAAATCAAATGCGGCTGCTGCGGCTCAAGCTATGTGGCAAGGTATAAAACCAGAAAGGACGGCAGCCGATACAAGGCGTGGCGCTGTAATGAAGCCGCAAAACACGGTAGCCCCCATATCGACAAAGCGGGAAACCAAGTCGGCTGTACGGGCTTGTCTATCCGCAATGAGGATGCGACCCACATTATGTATCTCGTAACCAAGAGCCTTAAATACAACAGGAACAAAATCATAAATAACCTAACTGCCGTCATTCAATCCATTATTGCTATGGATACGACGGGTACAGATGTCCTAAAGCTGCAAGAGCAGATTAAGAAGATTGAGGGCAAGCGGGCTAATCTGATTGACCTGTATATGTCCAATCTGATTAACAAGGACGAATTTACCGCCACCCGTGCAAGCTGCGATGCGGAAATCGAGGAGCTTCAATCTATCATCGAAAGCGTGGATAAGCAGCGTGAAATGATTGAGCAGCAACAGCAGCTCCTAAAAGAAATTGAGGATGCAATCAAAGAGATTGTCAGCGGTGTGGAGTACGAAGATGAGTTCTATAAGCACATTTTAGACAAGATGGTAGTTCAAGATAAGGACAACATAGATGTATATCTGAATTTACTTCCTATGAAGTGGAGCTATACGGTTGCAAAAGCATCAAAAAAAGCCGTAGCCTCTGAATGGAACATTTCAGAGGCTTCTCTACCAATATCGGTCAAGAGGCCTTTGAGCTCAGGATACGGCATGCTGTAGCGCTGGCTGAGATACCGCAGCGAAGCGCCGAGTTCGCCGTCCGGGCCTCCACACGGAAAAAACCGATAACACGTCTAACGCTTCATTTACATGCAACATATCATCCCCTCATGCAAAAGTCAAGGACAGCGCGTTTGCGCTGTCCTTTTTCTCATTTTGCGTTTAATTCGTTGTAGACTTTTTGACCTATTGCCACGCTGTAAGGATTGTTTTTAGGCTTCCAGCTCTTATTCGCAAGCTGCCAAAGCACGGCCTGCTGCGCGATTGTAAGCTTACTGCCGCCGGGAAGAACCGTGCCGTACTTTTCGCCCATTGCATCAATGGCGGCCTTGATCTCCGCCTGCTTAAAGGTGCCGTTGCCGTCTGCATCGAACTTCGGCAGTGACTCCTTGAAAGCAACATACGACGACGGCTCTACGCCGTGGGCGCGCCCGGCAGATACCTTCCTGTATTCGCTCTCGGACATGACCTGTGCCAGCGCTGCAAGCTGATCGTTTGTGTTCTTGACCGTATCGACGACCGCCCGCCACTTCTGCGTGCTGCTCACGGTGTCCGCTCCGTCCTGCGGCTCAAGGTCATTTATCGCCTTGGCCAGCTTGTATGCGGTCTCATCACTCAGACCTGCATCGGCAAAGCTGTTGTAATTTGCCGCCGTCGCGGGTATCTGACTGTAGTATTTAAAGCTGTCGTTGACCGCTGCCTTCTGGTCGGCCGTCCATCCCTGCTGATTGACCCAGCGCGAGAACGCAAGCGCCTTGTCCGATGTAGTATCGTATTCCTTGCCGATATCCGTATACTGATTTTGCGCCTTCAGAAAGTCGTCCATGTCAAGCCCGGCCTCTTTAAATGCCGCGATCTCCTCCGTGCGAGTGGACTTGTATGTTCCGTTCTCCTGCTTCTCGCCGAATATGTGATTATACAGTATGCGTTTCTCGTTGTCAGTGAGAGAGCTGTCCGCGATAGCCGTCCTCTTGCCGTTGTTCGTCTTCTCGGCTCGTATGGCCTTGAGCGTATCGTATACATCCTTCTGAGAAGTGCCGCTCTCCGTAAGCTCCTTATATGCAGCGGTTTCCTTTGCACCGAAGCTCTTAAAGCCGCTGCCTATCCACTCCCGGCCCGTCGGAAGCGCCGTTTTGCCGAACAGTACTGACTCCGCAATGCTCTTTGCGCTGTCACCAAAGCTCTGATTGTAAACGGGATACTGCAAAATATCGTTGCCGTCGGCATCGTAGGTGTAGCTGCCGCCCTTGATGGTCGCATCGATGCCTTGCGCGACCTTCTTTATTTGCCCGCCGCCGAACGGCAGCAGCGTATATGTTGCCGGCTTTGCAAGCTCTTTCCCTATTGTGCTCCATCTCTTTTTACTGTCCCAATCCTCATTTGTCGCAGCCCTGAGAAGATTTCCCGCGTCGGGTAATGCGCTGCTTATCGGTATGCGGCCGCCGCCGAGTATGCCGCCTATGAACGGAAGCTGCTCCGCCGTGTCCTCGAGAGTGCCCGTTATGACGTCATATGCGCTCTCGCCGTTTGCTATATCCTGTGCCGTGTCAACCAGTATTCCGATTGGGTCGAGCGCCGGCCTTCGCCCGATGAAGTATTCATATGCTTCATCATAAAGATACGCGCCGAGGAAGAATTTCAGTAGGGCGAGCGCCAAGGCCTTCACGCCCTTATCCTTGGTCTCACGGGGAATATCCTTGAACAGATAGCTCAGCTGATTGTTGACCTCAAGCTGGAACTGAGTAAACAGCTTGGTAACGGGGTTTGCCTGGTTGAACAGCGTCGGGGTGCTTCCCTTGCTTCTGTCGGCCATGACGTTTGCCGCGAAGGTGTCCGCATCCTCCATGGCCGCGGTCTCGCTCATTCCCTGCCGGATGTTCTGGTTATACCGTGCGCGCACCAGCGTGCCGGCCGTGAAGTTGTCTATCCACGACATGGGCGACGATAGCTTTGTCGAGGCCTTCTGCGCCCATGTCTGAACAAGCGGGTCGCTCCCTATTCTGTTTGTGAGAAAGGCCGAGGCCTCGACCATGCCGTCGCTCTCCTTCATGGCCGCTAATGTCTGCTGCATGCCCGTGAGAAGATCCTTTGTGCCCAGAAGCGCATAGCCCTGAGTGATCGGGATGAAGTTTGTCAGCCATGAGCCCACATTGATTGCGACCATGTTTGCGGCGACTCTCGACTCGACCGCCTTGACGACGTTGTACATGTCGCGCCCCAACGCCTGCTCAAGGTTTCGGTCTGCCATGCTCTTTTTGCCCGCAAGGATGTTCGTGTATTCGTCGAGGTTGACTACCCAGTTTGACAGCTCGTATTTGCCGTTCGCGTTTAGGTCGTCTATGATGGCTGTTTTCTCCGCCTCGGTCTTGCCGGTATCGGCTCTCACAGCGTCTATCTGCTTTCTCAAGCCCTCCGGGCCTGTGCGATATCTCGCCTGCGACGCAAGTGCGCGAAGTCTTTGTATGTTCTCGGTCTGATATATGACATTCGCAACGCCCTCTATGTATCGGTCAAAGCCCTCCACGGCGTCGTATGTTGTCTCGAAGCCCGTTCTTTCTAAGGCATTTCCGAACCACTGTATGCCCGGCCTGAACATATGCGTCATGCCGTTTATGGTCGTCGGCAGCTCCGTGACGTCGGTCTTTATGCCCAGAGCCCGGCCGAACAGACCGATGATGTTGTCCGCGCTGTCCTTTTTGAAATGAGGAAAATAGCCCCTGCGGTAGTTTACGGGCTCATATCCGTTTTCTATTCGGACGTCGTTCATCATGTTGAGCAGCTCGTCATATATCCCCCTGAACTCCTTTATGGCGTTTTCAATCTTGGCCTTGTCTAAATCGGGATTGTTTTTCCACAGCTCGGCCTCAATGGCCCTCCATTCCGCCTCGGTCTTTCCGTCACGTGTTTTGTCGCGGGACCGGCTCGCCATTTCCGCATTGTCTCTCGCCTCGCCGATGAGCTGCACGGCATGTGCCTCTGAGACCTTTCCGGCCTTCTTCATCGCCTTTGTCTCCTTGGTGCTGAGCTTGAGCGCCGCCACCCTGCCGCGCATCGTTTTCTTGAACTGCGTGGACTTGGCCTCGGCCTGATGCACCGGCATGAAGTATTTGCGGTTTATCGCTTTGGCGATCTTCTCGTCGGGCACTATGTCCAGAACATTGCGCTCCTGGGTCTCCCTCGCATAGAGTATGCCGGACTTCTTATCCTTCCAGTCGTTTGCCGTCTGAAGATACTCGTCGGCCTCGTCGCGCAGCTCTTGCTTTCTCTGTGAGTTCCATTCCCTTATGGTTCGCGCGATCCGCTCATATTCCTCCTGTGCTTCAAAAACCGCGCTTATGCCCTTTACATTGTCCTGCGTGGAGTCGAGGTGCTTAAGCTCGATCTCGCCTCGGAGCAGTCTGCCGACCTGAATCTTATCATGGTCTGTGAGCAGGTTTCTCGCGTTTGCTATCTCGTATTTCTTTCGGGCTTCTTTTAAGCCCTTGTACGCATTTTGTACCTCGTCGATGGTGTGCAGCTTATCCGCGGGCGCTTTGCCGTCCTCAACGTATCTCTTCACGGTGCGCAGGGCACTGAGGCTGTCGGTTATGGCCGTCTCGAAGTCCGCTCTCGCCCATTTCTTATATTCCTCCGCATTCCTGCCGAAGTGGTCATCAAGGCTCTTTTCGCTCACGCTTATGCTTTTGCTGACCTCCAGCATTCTTTGTATCTGATCGGCCGGGTGCGTGATATCCAGCGGGAACAGCTCAGGAGCCATGCCCTGAAGCTCCTGATATGCTGTGTCAACGGGAAGGCCGCCCTTGTTGACTATCCTGAGCGAGCCGAAGGCGCTGTTTTTAAATTGGTTCCAGTCCGTGATATCCGCCTTGTCCGTTTCGGACAGGGTGACAGACTGCGTCTTGAGATAGTCCTTTATATCCTTGTAGGTGTTGTAGAACTCATCGTCTATGTGCCTGCCGTTTTCCCATGCCGTCTCAAAAAGCTCGTTCTTTGTCTCCTCGCTCACCATGCCGGTCTTGAGATACTCCTCGCTTATCTCCTGTGCTATCTCATTGAGGTATTCCTTCTGCGCGAATTTCGGAACATTGAGCTTGTCCGAAAGATCTTTCACGAGAGCACCCTCTGCTCTCTTAAGATATCTCTCGGCCTTTTTGGGTATGGTGTCTCTTACTCTCGGCTCCTTGGGTGTTTCTTCGTTTGCGGTCTCCTCTTCGACGGAGTATCTCCTGCCGTCCATCCTGAGCGCCTCCTGCGCGGCGTCGCTCCAGCGGCCGTCAATGTCGAACTCCTCCCAGTTGCGGCGGAGATATTCGTCCACGCTCACGCCCTCGGAGTGCGCACGGTCGTATATCTCTCTCGCCTCGTCGGAATAGCTTTGGTTTTTTGGCAGCTGCCGGTAAGCGTTTCGGGAGGGCGCGCTTCTCCGCGTCCCGTCTATGCTGTCCACGTGGCGGAAGAACTCGTCCTTGCCGATCTCTCCCGAGGCATAGCGCCGCGCCTGGGCTAATATCTCTTTCTTCTGCTCCGGCGTCCGCTCGCTTACGGAAAATTGCTTGTTGACAGACTGAGGGCTTGTGGGTATACTGTTATCAATCTCAGTTTGAGTACCACCCGGCTCATGCTCTTGGTAACGAGAGCGCTGGCTTTCGCCAGTGTCGGTATGCTCGCTGAGATTTTTTATTTTGTCTATTTGATGAACCCTGTTTATTTCATACAGTATTTTGCGATTTCGTCCATCGGCGATATTTAGAGTGGCTTCATATATATTGCCGTCTTGAGTTTGAAGATAAGCTGTGCGTATAAGCCACCCGTTCTCATCCATCCATTGGTGAGTGTGCTCGTTCGATGAAGCTTTGTGTGTAGAACTTGCTAAAACTTCCGAGAGCTGTACAATTGCCTGTGCTCGAACAGTATCTCCTCTGTAACCGGCCAGCTTATCGATCACTTTGTGACTGTTTTTTGACCCGTCCTTTGTGACTCGGTCCGTACTGCGTGCAAGGAATACCTTTTCAGGGGCTCCTGTCTCATCGTACATGGTGAGCTCTGCGCCTGCCATATTCTCGTAGACATATTGGCTTAATACGTTACCCCACTTTTTCGGGGGGATTCCGTTAAAGATATCGGTATCAAGGATAACTCCCTCGCCGTATTTTCGCTTTGTCCCTTCTACTTCAGAGATGCTGTAGCTTTTCCCGTCCTCCGCAAACACAGTATTCTCGTCTCCGAGATCGGGGGCTTTATTTTTTCGTTCTTCGGGCGTCAGTGTACGGCGGCTCGCTGCGTCTCTCGCCTCAATCTCTCCTGCCGTGTTGCGGTAAAGCTCGCCCGGCATCATTTCCTCGCCCGTGCTCCACCGCTTGGAATATCCGTTTTCCATGCGATTGTTCCAGTACCGGGGGTTTGAGCCTTTTGCAAAGCCCTCGTAATCCTGTATGATGTGCTGTATCTCGTGTATCAGCGTGTCGGCACTCTTGCCGAAAAGCTTATCACTGAGGACTATGGTGTTGCTGCGCTTGCTGAAAAAGCCGTTGGCACCGGCCGGGAGCTCGTCAAATTCCAGCGTCACGCCCTTCAATCGTGGGTATGCCTCGAAGAGCTCGTCATGCTTCAGGAAGTCTGTCAGCATGTACTTCTCTTCCCACACAGCATCGTAGTATTTCTCCCCCAGCTGTTCCATTTCAGTCTGCTCGGCCTCTGTGAACTCCGTCCCATCATTAATGCTTGCTATCCACTTATCGGTAAGCTCCTGCATACGCTGATAGCCTTCCTCCTGCATTAGCCGCGCGTCGCCGTCTCTGCGAAACTCCGCTTTGCTGTCGTCGATCTCAAACCGCCACTTGCCGTCCATGCCCTTGAACCAGCCGGTAGCCTTGCGGATGCTCTTCATGTCAGCGCCGAGGGTCTCCATCTCCTGTGCGTTTTTAAGCTGCTCGAGATTTGCCGTGCTCGCCTTTTGCCCTGCAAAGCTGTACTGCCTCTCCGTTCCGCCGTTATAGTATTCGTCGAACAGGTCGCTGAACTCATCCTCGCTGATCTCGCCTCTTGCAAGCTGATCTCTCAGAGACACAAGATATTCATCCGGCGTCATTTCGCTGCTTTTCGCCTGAGCTTCCTGCGCCTGAGAAGCCTCCCGTGTCGTGACCTCCTGAGCAGCCTCCTGTGTGGTCTGCGTGGCTTGTGTAGTTTTCGCCGCCGGCGCTGCCTGTGTGGGCGCTTCCGCCTTAAAGGTGACGTTAACAGGTCGGTTTCCGGTCTCCCTGAGCGCCGTCTGATAGTAGTCTCTCGCCTTAGTAAGGAATGCCCTCTCCTGAGCCTTTCTGTCCCCTATCTTGGCGAGCAGGTCGTTGATAAACTGCAATATCCTCTGGCCGAGGCTCGGGCTCTGCGTGACGACCGCCTTTATGCTCGCCTCGTCCGTCAGAAGATTTTTCTCGACAAACTCCGCAACGATCTCCGCATCTATCTCCTCCTCGCTTCCGAGCGTGTGGCCGTGCTTTTCATAAAGCGCGGCCTTTTCCTGTCTCATTTTCGCAAGGTCGCCGCCCTGCTTCTGTATCTGACTGAAGATAACGCTCTTTAAGTCGGTGTATGCTCCCGCATCCTCGATGCTGTGGGTCAGCTCATGCCCCACGACCTGCGCCAAGGGGTTCTTGCTGTTTCGGTTAATGTAGAGCTCGCCCGTTGCCCTGTCGTAATATCCGTTTTCGCTCGGATCGGCGTCATAGAGCCTTATCTCTCTGCCGGTTATTTTCGAGAGCCTTTCGGCACTTTCTATCGTTTTGTCCCTGAGCAGCTCGTCGCCCCTGGGCAGCGTGATCCCGTCCGGCTGAAGCTCCTGTGTGAATGTCCTTTCAAGCGCCCTTGCCTTCACGCCGGTCAAGGCCACCTCATTTATGACCTCCCCTATGTTGGGTATCTTCTGAAGCCTTTCCCTCTCGCTTTGGCTTATCCTCTGCCCGTTGGCCGCTCTCGCTATTATGTCCGCGGTGTTATCGTCAATTAGAATTCCTGCATCTTCAAGCGACGATTTAACAAACGGGACATCTCTCTCGGAAATCAGAAGCTTCGAAAGGTTCTCGGTCTCCGCGTCGCTCAGGTTTCTGTGAAAATGCTTCCCGCTCTTTTCTACTATGGGCTTGTACGTCTCTGCGGCCTTTTGCGCTCTTGACCCCGGCTCGGCCTCAAGCCCCATGTTGACAAGCTCCCTCTGATACTTTTCATATCCTCGCTGCTGCGCGTTCTCGGCCTTGAACTGGCCGTTGACCACGTTGGTTCCCGCTCCGAACAAGCCCAGTGTGCCGCCTATGAGGAAGTCTGCAAGCATCTGCTGCGTGTCCATGTCCTTCCCTATATCCGACCAGTCGCCCTTGCCGTCGTCAAGCTTCAGTATGCGGTCGGCCACGGGGTTTAAAATGTCCGATAGGACCTCCTCCGCGCCCTCCTCCGCAGCGCCCGTTATCAGCTTGAGGGTTGTTCTGCCCGCGTTTGTTTTCGCAAGGTTGTTTACAATGCCGTTTATGAGCTTCTCGTTCTTTATGAGCCCCGATCCGTATGCCGCCTTGGAGCCGAGGCCGAAAAGCTTCTCAGTGAGAACTTCTATAGCCGCGCTCTTGAGTCCGGTGTTGAGCTGCGTGTCGATATCCCTTCCGTCTTGCCTTGCCTCCTGTGCGGCACTGCCGGCCGCTCTCATGCCCATTGCCGCAAGGCCGGCTCCGGGGAGAGCTGCGTTTAATGCAATGTCTCCTGCAAACTGTGCGCCCGCTATGCCGAGATCCACCGCAAACTGTCCGAAGCCTCCGAGCCCCTCCTTGGCCTCCTTCTGCTGCTGCTCCGAGCGTTTTTTCATCTCGTCCGCTTTCCTGAAATACTCGTCGCCCGCGCCCCTGACCTTCTCGTAGCGCGCCTCAAAATCCTTGTCGGCGTCCTCGCTTATTTTCTTAAGGCCGCCGGGGCGGGAATAAATATCCTCGCCCTGTATCATAGCGTCATATCCGGCCTTGAGCCTTTTACTGTCGGCCTCATCTCTGGCACGCTGTCTTGCGTCCTTTTCCTTGAGCGTTCCGTGCAGGTTCTCCAAAGCGGCCGCCGTGCTGTATATGGCGGCGTTCATCGTTTTGTCAAAGCGCGTAGAGTTGCTTGCTCCGTAGTCTCCCGCTCCGAGAGCCGCTATTTCTCCGTCTCTGTGCTGCACCTTCGGCGGCTTTGTTATCTTCTTTCCCTTTACCGGCTTGTTTGCCTCCTGCCCCGTCCTCCCGTCGCCGTATACCTTGGCGTATACAAAGGCCGGATTGTTGGCGGGAATGCCTTTGGAGCTTTCCTGATACCTTTTCGCCGCGCTGCCGTCTTTAATTGCTTTTTGATACTTTTCGCGCCAATCCGAAGCCATTATTAATCCTCCTCGTCAACGAATTCAATACCAACGTATGCTCCCAGCTGTTGTGCCTGTTTCTTCGAGATTTTGCCCTCCGCTATATAGTCCGCAAGGCGGTTTCTTGCCCACTGTATTCCATTCGCCTGTTTTCCGTAATAAAGAGTGTCTCTCATGCCATTGTAAGTAGCATTGTCTGTTCCTGTGTCTTCGGTTTCTGCATCTAAGCCGGCGGCGTATTCGCCATCATCCCCGCCGCCGGCGGAATAATACCCCGGGCTCGAGTACTTTGCCGCAGCCAGCGCCTCCACGGCGCTTGTGTCAATGCCCAAAGCCTTCAGGCCGGAATAGTCGCCGTATGAGGCGGCTATCTTCGCAAGCTGCAATCTCCTCTCGAAGTCCGTGGGATTGTCGCTCGAATTTATGCCCAGCGCCTCAAGGAAGCTGTAGTCGCCCAGCTCCGCCGCAGCGAGAGCCTTGTTGAGAGCCTCGCTTCGCTTTGAGGTCTGATTGTTTATCTCATCAAGAAGCTTGCCGTAGTTAAACTTCCTGTCGGCGTTGTGCTGGCTGAGCTTATCGAGGTACTTGTTGTATTCGCTCTGCTCAAGCCCTGCTGCCGTCTGGAGGTTCTGAATGATGCGGTCGTAGTCGTCCTGATACGCGCCGTAGGCGAATTTCTTGTCTATGTTGTACTGGTTAAGCTCGTTTACGTATTTCTCATAATCGGCCTGCTCCGCCGCCGAGAGGGCGCTGAGGTCTGCAAGCTTCATGCTGTGCTCGTTCATGTATCTATTCAGAGCCAGCTGATAAAGCTCCGGTATCTTGTCCGTCATTCGGCTTGCGTAGTAGTCTCCGGCCTGTGTAGCCGCTCCGACGGCATAGCTCGACGGTATTCCTCCCGTTGCCGCGGCCGCCGCTCCCAAGGCGTCCTGCGTGGCTCTCTGTCCCTCGCGGGCGTACTGCTTTCTGTACTGGCTGTAAAGCGGATCGGTCTGCGGGTCATATCTGAAATCCCCCCGGTTTACGACCTGGTCGAGCACGCTCTGCATCTTATCATCGTGCCTGCTGCTGTATTCCGGCCTTGCGGTGTCGTAGCTGAAGCTGCCGTAATTGAGCTGCTTGTCCAGGAGACCGTCTATCCTGTCTTTGTAGGCGTTATCATATGTCGGCGCCTCAGGGCTCTCAAAATCCTTCGGAGCAAGCGGATCAAGATAGAACTGGCCGCCGCTCGCGCCTCCCGTGTATCCGCCGTAGCCCGAGCGTATTCCCTCCGCTCCGAGGTTGGCCAGAGCCTTTGCCTCGGGCGTGGAGGCCTTGTGATAGTCCTGCTTGTATTTGAGGATGCTCATTCCGGCGTCGGGGTTATCGAGCGCAAGCTTTAAGTCCGCGTCGGAGAATTCCTTGTTGAGGCCGCTGTCTGTCAGCGCCCTCTGAAAATCATCGTATGTGTATTTTGAAGCCATATTTCCTCCTTGCTTAATTCGGTGATCCCGTGTAGACCTCTCTGACCAACGAATACAGTCTGCATTCGCCCTGTCCGCTCATGCGTATGCGGAAATGATCGCATCTTCTCGGGATTATGGGCAGGTAATAGCTACGCTTTTTCTCGGCATTAAGCTCCTTCACCGTCCGCCATATCCCGTCGCTGTCAAACTGCATCTCTATTTTAAGGCTCGCCCCATCGTCCAGCTCGAGCCTTATAAGCAGCTTGCTGACTGTTTTCTTCTCCGGCGTTTCCGAGGATGAGCTTGAATATGACGTGTACTCGTAAAAATCGGCCCATTCCGCCATCCATTGAACGCTCGCCTCGCGCACCGACGCGGCCGGAACGCTTCTCGCGTTGCCGCTTATCTGAATTCTGCCGCTGCTGTCAAGAAAATATAATTCCTCGTTCCAGCCCCAGCCTATGACCTCGGTGTCGTCCTCCCTGTGCCACAGCTTGACCCTCGTGTCGTAAACGAACAGCTCGTACCCGTTCTTTCCCTGCATCGAGACGTAATACTTTGTCCCGTCCGAGCCGGCCACCGCGTTTTTAAAGCGCTGCATTCCGAACGGCGCCGCTATGCTCTGCGGTATGCCGCCGCTCCATGCGACGATGCCCGCTCTCGAAAGATAGAACATCACCTCTCCGGCTATGGCAAGGCTCCTGTCCGAGCCCTTTTCGACGCCTGATGATGCCGAGCCCATCACTTGAAAGTTTGACGGCTTGTCTCCATACACCTTGTAAACGTGCTCCTCCTTGAAGAAGCACGGATATCCGAGATATGAGGCGCAGGCCGTGAAGTCGCCCGTTGAGCCGACGTCGACCGTGAAGCTGTCCGTTGAAACTCCGTCGTATACGTTCCAGTTGAAAATGTCTCCTAACTTTGAGGCGTATATCGTGTCGTTTTTGCAGCCCCAAAGCCTGTTTTCATTCTCGCAGATAAAATCCAGGTCGGGCATGCTTCTTGTTATCTGTATCGTTTCGCTGTCTCCGCCGTCATCAATGATGAAGGTGTTTTCATAAAAGCGGAGGTAGTCTCCGTCGATCTCTCGTATGATTGCCGTTTTGTTGTTCTCCGTGTGCCTTGTGCAGCCGGTTATGGTAACGCCGTCGCCCTCCCTGAAGACAGAACCCCAGTCCGCGTCCTTGGCGTATATGGTGTTTGCCGCCGCGCTCTCGCCGGCGTAGCTTCCGTCCTGAAGCTTTGCCGGGCCGCTCCTGCTTGCCTCCATGCTGCCGAATTCGCCCGTCAGACGGTTGTAGTATTTCTTGTCCGGGAGAATGATTATGTACGCTCCGAGGCTCGCAAAGGTCTTTTTCGTGTCCGTCACGCTGCCCTTTAAAGTGCCGTCTGCATAAAAGCCCGTGCCGTCTGCCCAGAAAAGCCCGTCGTGCGCCAGAAAGCCGTTGGGTTTTTGTATGGTGGCGTACACCCAGCGCCTTTCGCGCGGACTCAATAAGGGGTAGTAATCGCTCGTGAGGTTTTTCATGTCCCACAACTCGCCGTTGTCCGCCGCAGCCGTGTGATTGTATCCGCCGAACTTGACCTGCTTTCTGCCCGTTATCCTGTCGGCGTTGACCATTTGCGGAAGTCCTGCCATTATTCCTCCCCGAAGCGTATAAACTTCTCTAAAGCCTCAAGCTGTGCAGGGCTTATCCTTTCGGGTATAGGTGCTCGCAGTGTCTCCGGCTCGTCTGTCTGCGTCATGCACAGCTTTTCTCTTTCCCTTTTGAATTCCTCGGCCGAGGCCGCGTCCTCAAAGGCGAAGCGCTCGTTTTCAAGCCACTGTATTTGTCCGCTCTCGTCCGCCCTGGCGTATTTTTTTATAAGCTTCAGCTCCTCTTCCCTGAAAAAGTCCACCTGTGTCTGAAGCTCTCTTTTGACCCTCAGCAGCGCATACGCCGTCTGATAGTCCGTTTCCTTCTGCTGCATTTGCGTTGCCGCAATGTATGCGTTTATGCATTCGATGAGATACATTTTATCCTCCGATCTCTTTCCCGTTGATCTTTACCGTGCCCCTGAGATTAATGGTCCCGTCGTTGTACAGGTTAATGCTTGCCGCCGTCCCTGCCGTTATGTGGATCGACCAGTCGGCCTCAATACTCATTCTGGTTTCACTGTCCAGTTTAAGAGCGAAAGGATTTTTTGTGTAAATAAACAGCCTTTTGCTCATTTCCGTGGCCGTTCCGGCGCCCTGATCGTCCATTCTCATTCCGCCGTGCGCGGTGCCGTAGCTGCTGCCGTAATGGAACTCAAGCTCTCCGCCGACATTTCCGGATGTGCTTAAAAGCGTCCTGATCGTGCTGCCGCTTATTGTCGCGCCGCTTATCGTGCCTCCAGTTATGCTGTTGCCGCTTAAGGCTATGGCCGATATCGTGCCCGTGGTGATGTTGCCGCCGTTTATCGTGGTGCTCCCCGCCGTCGACAGATCGGAGAATGTCACTATGCCGGTAAACTTTATTGTCTGACTGCTCAAAAGCGTCTCCCCGGCCTTGAGTCTTATAACCGAGCTCGTATCTCCGTTTGTAACGGCCAGTGTCAGGCTGTTTGCCGTCTGCTGTATAAGGCTTATGTCCGCCTCGGCGTTTGATATCCTGCTTGAAAGGCTCGTTGCTGTTTGCTGCAATACCGAAACGTCACCTTCAGCATCCGATATCCTCGCTGTAAGGCTCGTTGCCGTCTGGTTCAGCGTAGAAACGTCGCCTTCAACGCTCGTGATGCGGCTGGTGAGGCTGTCCGCTCTGACGCTGAGCGTATTTATATTGCCCTCGGCATCTGATATCCTTGTGCTTAATCCCTGAGCCGTCAGGGCGAGGCTCGTAACGTTGCCCTCCACGTCGCTTATCTGCGCGTATACGGGTTCCGTTATCATGTCCGATATCTCGTCAAGGCCGGCATCGTTGAAATTGTCCTTGTCTAAATTCGAAAGCGAGAATCTCAGGCTCTCAAGCAGCATGTAAAGATAGCTCTGTATTTTGTCAAACTTCTCGTCTGTAGACTGCTGCTTTGTAAGCTGGGGAAAGCTGCTGTCGGCAATCGATAGATTGGTGGGCATGCTCTGCCTCCTTTCGGGCAGCCCCCCTTGGAGCTGCCCTTTTTTATTTGCCGGTCATTTGCCGGCGTCGTCCGTTGCGTCCTTCATTTTTTTTATGCCCTTGGTAAGCCAGTCGGGCACAGGTGCGCCCAATGCCTGCGCATTCTCGGCGATTGAGCCTATCTCGGTGAATATGTACCACATTGTGACTAAGGGCCCGAACAGCGTTTCATAGTCTATCGGCAGCGTTATGCCGAGCCCCTGCATGCCTATCTTCAATGCTAAATCGCACATAAACGCGGCTACTACTGCGACTATCTCGCCGACCTTGTGCCAGCGGCCCTCGCGGGATCTTGCGCTGTTCCAGTCTCCAGCCTTCTTCGCGGCGCACGAGCCCGTTGTCCAGTCGATGATGACAAGCGCGAGAAACAGCATTACCGCCCAGCCTGCCCAGCCTATCAGGCCGGTGATGATTGCCGCAATTGCAGTCGCGGTGCCCTTGATCTCTGTGATTTTATCCGGTGCGTTCATTTACTTGCCCTCCATAATGCGCTGACAGAAGATCATTACCCTGAGCATATCCTCCGTCAGGTCGATAACGCCGTTGCCCTTGCCCTTGATTATGCCGTCCTGCATGAGCTGCTTTACGGTATCTCTGTAAAAGCCCTCCGGCACATCCTCGATTTTGTTCCATCTGACCATTTCTTCATCCTCCGTAAGTCTTTTGTTTACCTCGGCCGCTATCTGCCCGTGCCGCTCATAAAGCCACTGCCCGGGACAGGCCTTGTTTTCATAGTCGCGGTGAACGGTCATATTGCACCCGTTCTTGTGGTTTACGCGGTCGGCCTTGCTGGTAGACCAGATAAGCTTCTTAATGCCGTTGCGCCTGCATATATCCGTCACAAGGTCGAGCAGCGTCTTGTAGGCCGCGTCGTTTACCCTGTACGGGTGCTTGTTTTCGCAGGCCACCTCGATAGTCACCGCCCGGCGGTCGTTTTCCCCGTCCGAGGTCGCCCAGCTGCGGTTTCTTTCCTCGACGTACATTCCGACTCTGCCGTCGGGGCCTATGCCGTAGTTTGTGCTCGCGGCTTTTGTCTGGAACAGTCTGCCCAGCGTCTCGACCGCCGCCTGCGACGCCGAACAGTGTATCGTGATGGTATCGATATTGCGCCCCTTGCGGCCGCTGCTGTAGGGGCTTATCTGTGTGTAGCTGACAAGCGGTGAATTTGTAAATGCCATCGTCAGCCCTCCGGTTTGTTAAACGTAGCTCTTGATGTGCTGTCGCTGCTTGATGCTAAATTCACTGCGTAGGCAGTCTGCTTGGGGCAGTCGCGTCCGAGCGGAATGCAGTAGCCGCAAGGCAGCCTGTGCGAGCAGCCGTTGTGAAGCTTGGTATCCATAGTGTTGTCCATAGTGTTAAACATCGTCAATCCTCCTCTAAAAGTCCTGAATAGGTCTTTTCGTCGTCGTCCGTAATGTTCATAGCTCTACTTCCTCTATCAGTGCGCGGGTTTCGAGTATGTACAGATATTTGCCCATCGTTGCCGCCTGCTCTCGCAGGAGCTCTATAGGGCAGGTTGGGGTAAAATTAAGCTTGCCCGCGTCGTACTTTACAAGCATTCTGTGCAGCTTGTCGTATTTGTCCTTAAGTTCGATATACTCGTTTCTCATGCGCTCTTTGTAATCCATTTTTATATCCTCCATTTTCTGTTTCGGGGTAATGTTCATTCCGCATCCTCCCACGCACTTGGCAGCGCCGACGCATCGTGTACAACATTATCCTGCAAGCACCTGTGTACCTTGCCGGAAGCGTCCTTGTAGCATTCGCCGGTCATGTACATGCCGCTCGTTCCGAGAGGGGCTACCCATGCTTTAGCCTTTGCAGGGTCGGTCGTGTGACATAGCCCCCACAGCGCGCGCAGGGTGGACGGTCTGCCGCTGTAGTTTGCTGCGTTGTGCGGCGTTATAAGCGTCCACACCTGCCCTTCGTCGGCTACCGGCGTTCCCACAGGGCATGCGCTGTAATCCTTCGTCGCGTCGAAATCCGGCACTTTGCTTTCCTCCGCGATTATCGCCGTGCCGTCCATCGTGCTTGCGCGTCCGCGCAGATTGAGCGCATCGTCCGCGCCCTTTTCTTTCATCTTGATGATTGCTTCATCTTTCGTCATATGCTGTTGACCCCCTCTCGGTAGGCTGCGTCGAGTGCCGCTGGAGTTATTGCGTTTGCAATTTCAGTCTTCATGTCCTGCACTGTGCTTGCGCGGTCGTTGACTTCAAGCATTCTGCCGGTCTGTATCCAACCAGCGAGATTATTTTCAATTTCCTGCTGCAATCCATCACGCTGCTTAACGTGAAATACATATTCGTCGTATTCATACCGCGGTGCAGCGTTTTCATCATCCGTCGGGGTAATGTCCTTGACGTTTTCGCGCACTCTAACCTCGACATAACCCGGCATAGGCCAGTAGCTTTCAACCGTTACGGCTGCCGGAGATCCATTTCCTTGTACTCTCATTGTGCTACCTCCCTATTGCGGTCTATATACCATGCGTAAATTAACCGTGGTCGAGCTTGTGCCATCGGCATAAAAATCTCCAATGTTGAAAAGGCCGTCAGCGCCGCCCTCACGATAGGTGTTAAACATTGGGTATGTCGTGTAGCCCGAGTCTAATGGACGGTTTATAGCATCGCACATATAGGTGCTCTCACTGCCTTGGGCTGTGCTATCATTATATTCGGGGAGCATAATCCAGGGCTTCTCCGGATCTAAACCGACCTTAACAACGTACTTCAAGCCACTACCAGTTGGCATGCTATATGATAGAGTGTATGTAAACGAGTTGTAGTCGTTGTATTTGGTCGGCGTAGTGCTTATTAAATACTTGTTCTGTTTCAAGCGAGCTAAGACACCGGCAATCTGGTACAACAGACCGCCCCACAGATCTTCAATACCACGCCAAACAACGCTGATTTGTCCATCCGTACCTGCCGGGATGCCTGTAAGCCCCGGCACTGAGTCGCAGCCGCCGGTGTTTGGTATGTTATATGTGTCTACAACACCGCGACCGATTACACTTTGTACATCATTGTTTGCAAATTCGACCAGAATTAACATCTGTAACGCTGAGAGTGCTGCTAAATCGAACAACGACCATCCAGAGCCTCGCGCGTTTATTGCTTTATAGAAGTTCGCATTGTTTGAGCCACCACTTACGTATTCGGGTTTGGGAGCTGCACTCGTAGAGACGTACTTGTAGGTGTCGTTCGACGCAAAAGGCGGATACGCCTGTATGTAGAAATAATCCGTTGTCTTTCCAGAGATGGTGAAGGTAGGATGTACCTCAAAGTTTTCAACCGCGGCGTCTGCAATTTTAATGTATTCAATATTGCCCTCTCGGTATCGCCGATACCAGAATTTTGGGATTTTAACCATCACGTCACCCGTTGACAAGGTCTCGCGAGTAATACCGTTCCACGGATATACTGCACTAAAATCACTACTTCCTGCTACAGTCCCCTTGGACGCGGTGGCCGTCATGCCTACTGCATCATCGGTTCTTGCCCATGCCGAGGATGAGTTCGTGATATCGCGGCTAATACCAAATATGCGTATTATGTGCAGATTAACGCTCTTTACTTCTCGATCGGCAGTAATAACAACAGTATCGGATACCGTCTTCGTGCCCAGCGTCGCTCTAACAGTCCAAGTTCCAGCGCGCGCAACCTTGAACGAATATGCGCCGCTGGTATCCGGCGCGGTGTACTTAGTGCCACCAAGCTCACAAGTACAAGTCGCACCAGCAGTATAAGTCACCTGAATAATTGCAGCGAACGATGAACCTCCACCGGCGTGATTGATAAGGGGCATTACAAATCCCTCCTTACGATGATGGTTACCGGGATATCAATAGTCGGGACATCACCCAGCGCGACGAGCTGAATGCTGCCTGCCGCCTGTGTGCCGCCGACTATCATTGCACCGCTCAGTGCTTCCATCTGCGCCTGCGTTATGCCGTTGTTCTCTCTCGGCAGCAGCTCCACCGCGGATGTTGCTGTGATGTTGGCGTTGCTGAGAGTGTATTTCTTCGCGGCGCTCCATCCGGACGCAGATAGCGTTGTGTTGACCTTAGTGCTCTTGGCCACTTTGGCGTCCCACACCGCTCGTTCCTCGGCCGTGACGTGCTTGACCGTGTCCGATGCGTGGGCGTTGAGGTTTGATTGCACCTCGGCCGCCTTTGTCTGTGCCGCGCCCTGCTCATCCGCTCCGACCATTGCAGCGGTGTAGTCGCCTGTCTGAGGTGCAACAGCGCCGGAGCGTCCGTTGAAGCTCGAAACGCCGCCTCCGGCCGCGTTTTGCGCCTGCTCTGACCAGTACCTGGCGTTGTTCGTGTCCTCTCCGGTTCGCGTCCCCGTGCCGCCGACCGCCCAGCTCTCGGACAGCTTACTGCTTGCCTGTGCGCTCTGTGCACTCGCTCCGGCGCTCTGTGCGCTCCCTGCCGCCGCGCTCTTGGCGCTCTCTGCGTCTGTCTTGGCACTCTGTGCGGAAGTATTCGCGGCCTCGGCATCTGCTTTCGCGGTCTGCGCCGAGGTATTTGCAGTCTCGGCCTTGCTCTGCGCCGCCTGTGCCGCTGTTTTCGCCGACTCTGCGTCGGTTTTTGCCGACTGTGCGGAAGCATTCGCGCTCTCGGCGCTTGCCCCGGCCGTGACCGCCGCCGCTTTCGCGCTCTCTGCGTCTGCCTTTGCGCTCTGTGCCGCCTGAGCCGCGGTCTGAGCCGCCGATGCTTTTTCCCCGGCCGTCTGAGCGCTCTGTGCGCTCGAGGCTTTGCTGTCCTGCGCATCTGCTGCCGACTCTGCCGCGAGCGCTGCATCATTGCTCGCACCTTGCGCCGCGGCGCTTGCTGTTTGTGCCGAGCCGGACGCGCTCTGTGCGCTTGTGCCTGCGCTCTGCGCGGCGCTTTCCGCCGCCGTCTGTGCGCTCTCCGCCTTTTCCCTTGCGCTCTGCGCAGCCGATAGCGTCTGGCTTACTATCTCGCCCCTGAGCGCCTCCGTGTCCATCAGGCTGTCCCACTGCTCGGCGCTTTTGTATTTCCATTGAAGCTCGTCGGCCGTTCCGTCGTACCGGAGCATTACCTCCTCGCCGTAAAGGGATTCGAGCCACTCGCTCTCCGTGCCCTCATAGCCGTGCTTGACAGCTAAGCCGTACGCGCTTATGTAGTAGCCCCGCCAGCCGTCCTCGCCGTCGTTTTCTCCGTGCGTGTCCGCTGGGTGGTACCACAGCGCGAACCAGCGCATGTATTCTCCGAAGAACGCGTTGAACATCTGCATGGTGTTCTGATACTTGTTGTACTCCCCGTTGGCAAAGTCGATCATCGCCGTGAGGTACGCCCAGTAGATCTTCACGTGCGGATGCTTGACCAGCAGCTCCTTGTTCTTGTCGGTATCGTAGCTGTAGCTTATGAGCTCCGTGTCGGCCAGAAGCAGCACCTCGGTCTGCACCAGCCCCTCGCACTCGTTCACCCACTGTGTTTTTGCTTCATTCGAAAAGGCATTCGGCTTTATTTCATCAACGTATTCAATTACGCTTTTAAGTGTCGCCATTGCTTTCTCCTTAGTAAAAAGCCGGGCCGCGGCCTGTGCCGCCGCCCGGTGATGTTATTTGCCGCTCGTAAGCTGCTTTACGAACTTGTTCAGTTCGGCCTTGAGCTCGTTTGCCAGTGTGACAACGGCGTCAAACTCTGCCTTCGTCGGAGCTGTCCCGGCCGCGGCGGCAGCATCTGCCGAGGTGATCTTGAAGTCAGCCTCTTTAATGCCGGAGTTTTTCAGAACGCCCGTTACCTCAAGGTTTGTAAATCTCGTGAAGTCCATGCCAAGCCTCCTCAGCTGATGAGAGTAGTGGCGCCCGTTATGCCGCCGATAGCAAAGCCGCGCCAGTCGTTGAAGCCGGCGATAAAGCGTGCGTAGCCCTTCCAGTTGTTCGCGTCGTTGCCTGCAATCTCGCTTCTCACCTCGAGCTTCACGCGGTCGAGCCACACGGCCGAGCCGTATTCCTTGTTGTAGTTCTTGTCGTAAACGATAAACGGCTTGGTGCCGGCAGTTACGAACTGGTTGAGATACGGCCATACGCACACGTCCCAGCGGCCGAAGTTGTAGTTGAAGCCGTTGTTTGCCGTCGCGGGATCCTTGTCCGCGCCTATCGCCTCAAACACGGCCATCTTGGTCTCGTAGTCATTGGGGATGAGAATGCCGGTCGGCGCAACGTCGAGCACCTCGCCGTTATCGCCCTTGAAGTTCTGCATCTCGGTCTCCATTGCGGCGAGCGCCTTGTTCGAGAATGCATCGGCGAAGCAGTTTGACTGCTTTGCCTTGCCGAGCTTTGACGGGTGGTCTGTCGCAAACAGGCTCTTGCCGTCAGCACCCGCGGTCGAGAAGGTCTTGCCGCGGAAGCTGACCGTCGCCGCCCTCTGGATAGCGCCGCCGAAGAGCGCCGCACCGAACATCTCTCTCGTGCGGTAGTAGCCGGTTATGAAGTTTGCAGGCTGCTTCTTGAGTTCCATGAGCTTCGCGTCGTCCACCATCTCGCGGGAAATAGCGAAGCTGTCCTTCCATGTCATGTGCTCGAGGAACTTTGCGTAGCCCTCCTGCATCTCGTCCGTGGGATAGTTGCCGTTCTCGCCGACGGGCTGGAAGCCGTTCATAGCCGTGAGGGTGGTCAGCTTCTCGCCCCAGTGGCTCGAGCTGTCCATGTTGAAAAGCTCGGGCAGCAGGCTCTGCTGCTCGAATGCCTCGCCCCTCTTTTCCAGGAACATCTTGATCGGCTCCTGGCTTTTTCCGAATATGCTGTCCTGAAGGCCGCTGCCTTCGGTAAAAATAATGCCCATTGCTTATATCCTTTTCCTTTCTCAGAATCTCACAAGGCACATGTCGCCTGCGGCCATGCCCTCCATGTAGACGATCTCGGCAACGCCGTTTGTTTTTGTCGCCGTGACCGTAAGGCCGTCGGTGTTGATAGTTACCTTGTCGCCCAGCTTGAGCGCCGTGGCGGCGGCGGAGAATGCCGTCTCGAACATCATGTCCTTGTTCACGCGGATAACGGGGATGATATCTCCGGCCGCGCATGCGCTGTCCTTTTCGCACATGCTTATGTATGTCGGCGCGGTCGTGCCGCTCGCGGTGGTAAGGTTGCCGCCGGACTGGATAAGCGCCATGCCTATCTTGGGTGTAATGGCCGCCGCCGGCAGATACTCAATGCCCGGCACTCGGTTATCATCCGTCATGTGGATTTTAAATGCCATTGTTTTTTTGGCTCCTTTCAGCTTTTGTGATTTTTGTTGTAGTGCGCCTGTATCTCGGCGTCTGTAGCGTCGGGGTTGAAGGCACGGTACATTTCCTTGACGTCGTTAGGCACGCTTATCGCGCCCGCTCCGCGCTCCTTCGTTCTCCCCATATGCTGCTTGCTCTGTGTGCTGTTGTATGCCGCCTGCTTGGCTGCCGCTGCATTCTTCTGAACCAGCTTGTCGAAGTTTGCGAGCTTGTAAGCGTCGAGCAGAGAGTTTCCCTTCTGCACAAGCTCGTAAAACTGCGGGTAGTTCTCCATCCCGGCAAGGTCGTTGAGCTCTCGGATATCGGGGTCGAGCTTGCCAATCTCCTGAAGCTGCTCGTCGATTTTGGCCTTGGCCTGAGCCTCGTCGGCTCTGCGCATGGCGCTCTCGGCCTTTTCCCTCGCCTCTCGCGCCTGCCTTACCTCCGGCAGGTCGTTTACCAGGGCGGTGTATTCCTCCTCGCTCAGACCCGCCTGCTCCATCAGCTGGCTCTTTCGGGCGTCCCCTGCCTGCTGCATGTATGCGTCAAACTCGGCCTTCGAGCTTATGGGCTTGCCGGTGAAGGGGTTTTTAAGCCCGCTGCTTTTAAAGGCCTCATCTATCGTGCGTTGGGCCTCCTCCTGTGCCTTGCGTATGGCGGCATCGCGCTCGGCCTCCGCCTTGCGTCTCGCGGCGGCGTAGGCCGCGTTCTGCTCGGGGGTCTGCTTTGCGCTCTCCTCATCTCCTGCGTCAGGCTCGGCGACCTCCTGCTCTTCTGCGCCTTGCGCCTGTTCCTCCGTGGCTTCTTCAGGCTCGGCGACCTCCTGAGCTTCTCCGCCTTCCACTCCGAACACTGCGCCGTAGTCGATATCATCCATGTGTTTTTGCTCCTTTCGGATTTTTACGCTTTTCCTGCGAATTTGAAAGTACTGCGGCTTACTTGTTGCCGCTTCTGAGATCCTTGCCGGTCTTCACAGTGCTCTTGCCCTTCTTGTTTTCCTGCGTGAAGGGAGCTCTGACGACCTGCGAGCCGGTGTTCTTGATGCTTCCGGCATATCCGCATTTCTTGTCTGCCATAGTGTGTCCTCCTTTCCTCGTGTTTTTATTCCCATACCGGGGCAATAAGCATAAGGGGAGCATCCGAACTCCGCCTCTGCCATGTTTTTTTGCCCTTTCTCTGCGTTATCGTCCTTGAAATACGTGAGTATTCCCGCGTCCTCTGCCTTGATTAAGGGCAAAAACTCAATGGCGGAGGTCTGCGATTTTTAAGTGAGAGCTGTGCGTTGCAGGCAAGGCTTTGCGATTGAGGAAGGCTGACGCCTTGTGATTGAGCAAAACGAAGCCTGCGGCGCTCAGATCCGCTTAAAAACGGGTTCGGATGCTCCCCTTATGCTTAACTCTGAATGTCCGCTCCGGGAAGCGGCGAGGCCGCCTGTGGCGGTGCTTGCGCAGCTGTTGCCGCGGCCTGCTGCATCGCGGCCGCTTGTGCCTGCTGCATTGCCGCCTGCTCCTGCTGGCGGCGCAGCTGCTCCTCAAGATAGGCCTTGGTCTCTCCCGCTCCGGGATAGTGTAAAAGCTCCATCTTCGACCAGAACAGGATCAGCGTCTGTATGCTGCTCGGGTCTCCGAAGGCGCCCGTGGAGAGGTTCATTCTCGTCTCCTGCCACATGGCCTCCCTGTTTGATGCCAGCGGCGCCGAGGTGTCGCAGGAGAAAAGGAATTGATCGTTCCAGCACCATTGCCCCGCCGCGTCCTTCTCCAAAAAGTCGTATCTGTTGAAGCTCTTGTACTGCGCGTTGCCGTATATGTCGTTTGATATCACCGGCCTCGGCTCATCCGCGTACGCAAGCTTGAACTTGAACATCGTCTCAAACAGCGCGGCGTATGCCGCGTTTTTCATGACCCTCTTGCTCTCAAGTCTGCCGGCGGACTGCGCCGCGGCAAACTCCTTTGCCTTGCCCGAGGTGGCCGTGTGATCCGCCCTCCCCTGGAAGCTGTCCGTTATGCCGATGACCTGCCGCGCCTCCTCGTACACCTGCGCAAGATACGCCATGTCCCGCTCGGTGTTGCCCTGAAGATCGTATACTCCTATCATGGCCTTCGCCGCGGGCGAGCCGGGGCGTATGACCTTCATGTCGTCGGCATCTACCTTGATGCTCGCCTCGTCCGGGAGCGTGATATAGCTGCCCGATTTTAAAAGCTTGTCGATTATCTTGGCCTCGATGCGGTTTGTGGTGTTCTGCTGGTCTGCGATCTTGTCAATGTCGCTGTCGCCCAGGAAGCGGCCGTATATGCTGACGTTCTTCTGCAATATGATCGGGAACACATCCGGCTTGTAAAACGGGATCTTCTCCGGCTCCTCTATGATCTCGACTGCGGGCAGGCCCATCTCGTCAAGCTCGCCGCTCATTTCGGCCCTCTGTATCATGCCGCCTATGCTGCTCCCGTCGCTGCGCATTATCGGCTCGGGCAGCTCCTCAAAGCCCTCCTCGCTTGCCTCCCAGCTCGTGCCGCCGCAGTAAGGGCAGGCTTTTCTGCTGCCTCTCATCGGTAAGGGCTCGTCCGGGATCTCGTCAAGCTCGCTCAATGCAGGCTCCACCGCTCCGCACTGTGTGCATCGTCTCAGCCGCCTCGCCTGGTAGTCCTCCAGGTCCTCAAGCTGTGTATCGCATACCCATGAGTAAAGCCCTATGCCGCCCTTGCCGTTGCGGTAGTAGGCCATATACTGCGTTACCATGTCGTCAGCCGGGGTCTCGTTTTGTCCCTTGACGTCCGGCTCCTGCTCTCCCTCCTCGCTCACGTCGACTCCGTAGCGCTGCTTTATGTATTCCTTCGTCTGCGGGATCTTCAGAATGATGTAATCCATGTCCTCAACGCCGGTGTAAACTCCGTCCTGGGGAATTATCTGCTTCGGGTGCAGCGTCGAAACCGCAAGCTCGCCTATCGTGTAGTGCGTCCTGTCGGTGTTGTCCCACTCGACCAGGAAGGCCGCGCCGCCCTGTATGGGCACGGTGCGCTCCATAACATCGTTTAATTGCTCAAACGGCATCCTGTCGAGCTCGTTTCTCAGCATATCCTCGATAAGCTTTGCCTTGTCCTCGTCCCGCTCGCGGCGGGCCGTGACCTTCGGCTGGGGTATGCTGCTGTCTGTCTGAGCCTCGATGAGCTCCGCGCAGATATTGCGGACGTGCACGGCCTGCGTTTTCCGCTCACCCTGCACGATGGGCCTCAGAGTCTTCTGCCCGGCGTAAAGCTCCTCGCGGCCGTCCATTTTGCCTATCTCGTCCTGATAGGCCGCTTCATTGGTCTGAAGCCTGTCCTGCCACAGGCGCAGCTTGCTTTTGTCGGTTTTCTTCATCTTCTCACCTCATGGGTCTGCCCCATTTTTTTATCAGCATCTCCCGCTCCGCGTTTGATGCGTTTTCGTAGTCCTCCCACATGGATTTTGTCCATTTGCGTCCCTGCCCCTCCGAGGGCTCTGATATGTATTCCTGTTGAGGCCGTATGTGCTGCGTTATCGCCAGCGCCATAACGCAGTCGTCGTGCGCTCCCGGCTCGGCCTCCGGCCGGAGATTCTCGGGGTTTCGCACGAAGGACAGCATTTCAAGCAGCGTCGTCTCATCGTTTATGCTGCCTATGTCCTCCCTCGCCGCCTTTATCAGCTCCGCGATGATCACGGGCCTCGTTTTGCCGTTTGTCAGAAAGCCGTAGCTCTGCTTGGGCTTGTGCGTGTAGTCGTCTATCGTTTCGCGGACATATTGCTTGGGATATCCCAGCCGCTCAAGCTCCATTACCGGGTATGTAGAAAAGTTTGTTTCGATGCCTATGAGCGCCGTGTTGTAGTGCCGTCCCAGGCAGTAGAGCTGATGCGCGAACACGTCCTCGTCAAACTGCCCTCGCAGCACCGCGACCTGCTCGCCCGTGCGGTTGTCCATAACGTGCGCGACGAAGAAGTCGCTCCCCTCGCCCGCCGTGTCCGCTCCGATGACGTACGGCGCGCCCGCCTCGGGAGCTTTGTATATGCGGGTGCATCCGCTCCTGTCGGCTGTCAATCGGATATCCGATATCCTCAGGCCGTCGTAGCCGTATTCGAAAAGCCCTGTGCTCTCGGGTGTTTTCAGCTCCTGAAGCCTCCTGTTTATGGCCCTGCCGTCAAACACTGTCCGGCCGGAGGTGCCCCACATGCCCAGGCAGTAGACCTGGTAGTAGTATTCGTCGGTATCCTTGAAGCTCTCAAGCGTTTCACGAGACTCGGGTATCAGGAAGCGGTTATCCTTGTATGTGCTCTCGTGCGTCCTCACGCGCGGATCGTATCTATCAAAAAAACGCCTTTTCAGCCAGTGCTGAATGCTTATCGGGTTGAACGTAAGGATCATTTGCAGGTAGAACGGAAACTCCGTTCTCAGGCGTATATCCAGCTGATTGAAGTCCGTCTCCGTTATCTCGCTTGCTTCCTCGATCCATACGCCTGTGATGTTGTAGATCGATTTTAGCTTTTCAACGTCGTCAAGCCCGGCGAATATTATCTCGCTGCCATTCTCAAACAGGATGTACATATCGCTGCCCTTACCGCGCGGAATGAATTTCACTTCATTTGGGTACAGCTCATATGCCTGATCCTTCAGTTGCTGAAAGCAGCTTTCCCTCAGTGTCTTCGCAACCTTTCGGCAGACGAGCCACCTGTGATTCGGCTCTGTCGTCACGCGCTCTAGGATCTTCTGCCCGGCAAATATGCTTTTTCCCGAACCGCCGCCGCCCTTAAGGACGAGTATGCGGTGCTTATCGAAATATAGCGGCATGAATGTATCGTTTGTCCGTTCCTTCAGGCCTTCGTACCAGTATGCCGCCTCGAACAGCCCGGCAGGCAGCTTATCCGCCATCTTCTCCGCCCTCCTCGAGGCCGGGTATGTTGTAGCCGTGCGCAAGCAGCCAGCTTATTTTCTCGTCCGTCGTCATGGCCGTTTTCTCCATGCTCTTTCTCGTTTCCGCTCCGGCCTCGACTTCGATCTTGTTCTTCCAGCCGAAGTTGTGCGTAAGGTTGAAGATAATGCCGCTGTCGCCCTTGCCCGAGCCCAGCTGCGAGCACAGGTAGGCCTCTATCTCGTTTTTCGCCGCCGCGCAGATATCCGCGTAGTCCTCGTGCCGTGAGTATTCGTTGAAGGTGTCCCGGTGCATATGCAGATAGCCGCACAGCCCGGAAACGGACGGCCTTTGAAAATATTCGATCACCGTGGCGTCCTCGCCCAAGGCGTTTTTTACAGGCTCCCATTGGTAGATATCCTTGCCGTCATCGTCTGTTCCGATGCACACCTTTTCCTTAAGCGCCTTCTCGCGGCTTATTGCCGCAAAGTATTTATTCACGCCTCTTTTAAAGGCCGCAGGACTGTATTTCTTCGGCCGGCCGGCTATGCTCCTGCTCATAAAAAAACACTCCCTTTGATTTATATTCTAAACCAAAGGGACCGCTCATTTTTACGAACTTTTATTTTTTCTTTTTGAACCATTTCTCATTGAATTTCCTACGAAAATCGTACATTCGGCTCGGCGAAACATGGTGCACGTTGCACACCTGCTGTATTGATTTCTCCGTCGTCATAAGCTCAAAAAGCGCAGCGGAATACTCGCCTGCGCATTCATCGCACAGACGCTGTATTTTATTCTGCTCCCATTTCGGACGATCTGCATAGTTTAAGCATATCGCACGCACGAGCATTTGCTTTTTCTTCGGCAGCTTTACGCCCTGAAGCTTTTTGTACGCCGTTTTCCTCGCCGCCTTCCAATGTATCGCGCGCATATTGCGCGCCTTGCCGTGTCGGAAAAGCTATTTTCGTGGGTGCATAACGACCCTGCCGCCCCTGACTGAGGGCTTTTTGTCCAAAACCGCCCTCAGATATGCCGAGGCCGCGCCGTAGTCCTCATCGATGTAAGTGTATTTCTCCTTCACCGTCGCGCCCTTCGGCGTTTTGATCTCAAAATCCGATACCGGAACAGGCTCGGTGTATATCGGCTTGTCCAGTC